TTCCTCGCCAAACGGTTGACTGCCCAGTTGTTTACGCTTGCGCTCCTGATGGCGAAGTAATGTTCCCATCTTACATTTCAGACCCACAACGCGCACCATACATGTTCTGGCGAACATTCCTTACAGCACAGGAGCTTGAGAAAAAGGTGACAAATGAAGGATGGGATAGGGAGTGGGTAGATAACGCTATCAAAACCCTGCGTGGTAAAGACTCTATGTATCTCGATGGCGAGAAAGTTAAGACCCAGACACGCTTGCCAATTACCGATGACAATGACCTTGTAATGGTTGTGTATGCGTATCAGCGTTTGATTGACGAAGAGGACGGCTCCGAGGGAATCTACTGCACAGTGTTCCATCCTCAGACAGAAGGATTCGCTAAGCATGAGCTGCTCAATGGCTACGATGATTATCCATTTGTGGTAACTCGCTTGGCCAATGACCAGAAACGGATGTATGAAGTTCAAACGTTCTCTGATATTCTACGCGGTCCTCAGATGCAAATCAAGACCGAGCGTGACAGTCGAATTGACCGCGCATCTCTTGCTACTTTACCACCGATTATGCACCCTGCTGGTCGTCCTCCATCTGACTGGGGACCAGGTCGCAGGGTTCCATATCGTCGGCTAGGTGAAATTGCTTTCGGCCCTATCCCTCCACGGGATGACGGCTCTGTTGAAAGCGAGCTTTCCATGCGTGGACAAGCTGATCGTGCCATTGGATTGGACCTTGAAAATCCGCTCTCATCGGCACGTCAGCAGTATTATATCGGTAAGTTCCTTGACCATGTCAAGGATGTCTTAACAATGGCTTGGAAGCTCTATCAGCGAATGGGACCAGATGAAGTATTCTTCCAAGTTACCGGAAATCCAAACCCACAGGTAATGACCAAGGGTAGCCCTGATGAGGATTTCTCAATTATGGTATCATTTGATACCTTGTCCAGTGACCCAGAGACAGCGGAAACTCAGTTGAAGAACATGGTTCAGTTGGTTCAGTTGGATCGTAATGGAATCATGGATGTGAACAAGCTTCTTGAGTTTGCTGCATCGTCGATCAATCCTATCTTTGCCGACTACGTATTGCAGCCTGTTGAGGAAGCGCAGCAGAAAGTAGCAAAAAATGTAACCGATGACCTTGCGAAAATCTTTGCTGGCATTGAAGTTCCTGCCCAACCGAACGGCGCACAGATTGCCATGCAGATGGTGCAGGCATACGTGCAGCAGCCTGATGTTGCGGCTAGGGCGCAGCAAGACGAGGCTTTTGCAGGTCGCTTGCAGAAGTATGCTGGTCAGTATCAATTTCAGCTACAACAGGCGCAGAACGCCGAGATTGGGCGCATCGGAACAGCACCCGCTGAAATGGGTGGCGTAACAACTCAAGGAATGGAACAATAACAATATGAAACAAGGACTATACAGTAACATTAACGCAAAACGTAAACGCATCGCAGCAGGTAGCGGAGAGAAGATGAACAAGGTTGGAAGCAAAAAAGCTCCCACCGCAAAGGACTTCCGCGACTCAGCCAAAACCGCAAAGAAAAAATGAACAAACTCCTCAATGACGTAGCTCGATGCGATGGCGTAGGCTTTGATGAGGATGGTGTGTGGGACTGGCGTGAAGGTTGCGAAACCTGCTTGCGAAGAACAGCTCCTCGTCCAGAATACTGCTCGATGATTGCCCCACCTCCCATTATTGCTTTTGAATGCGAATATCTGATTGAACCATAATGGAAAAGCGATTTACAAAAAGTTGTTGCCCAGCCTAAGGAGATCGCCAAGAAAACATCAAGTTACTAATAGTAAATATTTATGGCTACTCCTTCTGAACTAATTAATCAAATACTTCTTAGCGGCAAAAGAACCAAAACGAAAGAGGAGCAAGATAAAATTATCCAAATGCTTTCTGCTTTGTCAGTGGATTACTCTAGCGCAGAATATCCCAAAATGAGCGCATCTGAGTTTGCATCTGGTGATGCTCAGAAAGCGGCGTTATCTCCACAAGAAATTCTGAAATCATATTATGGAGAAAACTTGCCGAGGGAGATTATTGCTGCCGGTAATTACAATATTGCAAGACCAACACTATTGCCTAAATCCTATCAAAATATATTTGATACAATACCCGCAAGTAAAACTACGGAATATGGTTCTGCTTATTCTCCAGATAACAATGGCAAACCAATGGTTGAGTTATCTTCTGGAAGAGGTTTTCAAATTGATCAAAAAAATAATGAAACTTATCGAAAATGGTTACAAGGTAACGATCTTGAGTTAAAAGCAAAAGCTCTAGAATATTTTCAAGCAAACTCGCTTGATCCACTTATTGCTGCTTCTAATAAACAAGGCGCACTAGAGCATGAGGTTGGGCATCACATAACCCGTGTCGCACCGTATGCTGATCTACCATTAGCTGCAAAGAGCTCTGCAAGTATTGCGTCAGATAAATTTAATAAATTTGGAGAGCATACCAGTATAGGAAATGAAACAACTCAAGCTCTAGGAAGATTCCAACGTGAGATGTTCAAGAATACTGGCAAAAGACTTCACCCAGTTGAGTTCATGGCCATCGTGAATAAGGGAGAAATCCCCGAGTTCCTCACACAAGAAGGTCGAAGAATCTTGATTTACGCTAAAAACCTAAAAGAAGTTGCTGACAAATCCGAAGACAAAAACAAGAAAGAAAAAGCAAAAAAAGCATTGGAATCAATTTCTCGAATGGCTCCAGCAGTTGTTCAGAATAAAAAACAATATGGACTTAATTTGCCAATAGGATAAAATAAACCAGAACTTCAATATGGAAAAACGATTCAAAAAAGTAATCAAGAACCCAGCTACTGGTCGCAAGAAAACCGTTAAGTTCGGGCAAGCAGGCAAGGCAGCGGATGGCGGTGATCGCATTCGCCCTGGCACAAGCAAAGGAGACGCATATTGTGCTAGGTCGAATGCAATCAAAGGAGATTGGCGCAGTAATCCTAACTCCCCAAACAATCTATCTCGCCGTAAATGGAAGTGCAAGGGAAGCAAATCAATGAAATAACTCTATGAAAAATACTAAATCAGGCAGTTGTGGCCACGATAAAATGGAACGTAAAGGCAAAGGTAAAGGCTACGTTGAGGTGGAAATTAAAATGGTTCGCGCACCTAAGAAGAAAACTAAACGTAAATGACACCACTACCTAAGCCAACAATCCAGCAAGCCGTTACCGCTCTATCCGACCGTGACGAGTTCAAAGTAATTATCCAGTTCATCCAAGATGAGCGCGAGCGTTTCTTTGGTGATTTGCGCCAGTGTTCAGAAACAAACGATGTTATGAAAATTGTTGGAAGCATTTCAACATTGGATGAACTGTTGATTCTTTTAAGAAAAGAAGATTGACATTCCTTAAAATTATTCTATTCTTCTCTCGCTGTTTTGTTTTCAGCGTTTCGTTTGTGTGTAGAAGCCCCTAGAGGAATACCCTCTAGGGGTTTTCTATTAGGTTTGCACAGAAATAAAAAACAATCGTTTGATTGATATTCAGTATTGACAATGTGGTAATTTTTGTGTTAATTACCCGTGACGCACCGCCGAGCGTAAATGGCGTTTCCTAATATGAGTAATCCAGAAGCTACCGCTGAAGCTATTGAATCAGTGTCCAACATGTCATTTGAAGAGCTTGTAGCTCAGAGAACGGCAAGACAAAGTAATCCAGACCCTGAATCCGAGGAGCAACCCGAAGAAGAAGTAACCGAAAGCGAGGAGGAAGAAATTCCAGCCGAGCAGGAGGAAGCCGAAACCGAAGAGAGTGCCGAGGAGGAAGAAGAGGAGCAGGAAAGTGAAATTGATCTACTGTCGTTGACTACGGAGCAGATTCAATCTTTAGCCAAAAAGGGTAAGAGCCGATTGCTTCAACGCATTGGCGAGCTAACCGCTCAGAAGAAAGCCCTGGAGGAAAAGATTCAATCCCAACCGCAAGTCAAGGAAGTCCCTCAAGACGAGAATCCATTTCGTGAAATCCAGTCGTTTGACGACTTAAAAACGAAGTATCAAGAACTTGAGAAGACCCTTGAAACAACGGATTTACTACTGGAAGAATACGAAGATTATCGTTCCGATGACATAATCTTAGTTGGAGACCGGGAGTTTACCAAACAGCAAATCAAGAAAGCTAACCGAAACTCCCGCGAAGCGTTGACTAAATTTTTACCTGCCCAACAAGCGCATCTTATGCAAGTTGCTCAGTGGGAACAGTTGAAAGGTCAATACATTGCGGCAGCAGAAGAAGAAGTTCCAGACATCAAGGATGAAACCACGATTGTCGGGAAACAATTCAAGGATTTAATGTCTGACCCGCTTATTGAAAAGCTACGTAAACAAGTTCCTGAAATTGGCCATCAAATTGAATATCTCTTGGCTCACGCCTCAAACTCCATCAATGGGGGAACGAGAATTAAGAAGCAACCAGCAGTGGGGAATAAGCTGAAAATCAGCCCATCTCCTTCCCCATTTGGTGCAGGTGCTGCTAAATCCTCGACATCCGCCAAAGCTAAAGGGTCTGATGCTTACACCCGCTTTGAAAAAAGTGGAAGTCCAGAGGAATGGGTTGCTGCTAGAATCGCTAAATACAAGTAACTTTTACCAACTACTACTATGCCTATCTCAAATACTTATCAGCCATCAGCCCCCGCCGCTAAAACTGGCACGGGTTCCGCTGTCTCCAACCGTGAGGATCTCAGCAATGAGCTTTCCATCCTCGCTCCAGAAGAGACTCCTATCCTTTCGCTCTGCGGCAAGGGTAAAGCAAGTGCCACTTATTCCGAGTGGACTGTTGACTCCCTCGCCGCACCCGCTACCACGGGTATCAGCGAAGGTTCCGACGTTACCTCGTTCTCCGACAAGTTCGCGG